TATCCATAGATACAGAACCTACTACATTTTGATCATCTGTAATAAAATTACAGCTTAATGTTTTATCTTTTATATCTAATCTAACAGAATTTGCATTACCTGCTAAATGATACTTTTCAATAAAACTAGTTATTTGTGTCTTTTTCATACTATTACCTTTTTATTCGAAAAATTGATTAAATACTTCATTGTTTACTAAATCTCTTGTACTACCACCATACTTATCATATAACTGTCTATTCTTGTTATAGATATGAATAGCTTTATCTGGGTCCTTAAACATTTCTTCCATACTCATTAGTACTGCATAGAAGTCTCTTGGAACTACAGTTTGTAACAATTCATTATGACATTTTACTATTTCTTCTACTTGTTTAACAGTTTCATTAAACACAAATAAATTATTCAATGTCATTTTCATTGTTACTGGACCTTTATAATTTGATACTTCACCAAACGTCATTCCTTCAGATACTGGATGTCCTAATGGATTAGGAACTAAATCATTATCATTATATGGAAGGTTTTCTCCTTTCGGAAAATATAAATCTGTAAAAGTCATTTTACTTAATTGAGGAGAATGTAAATAAGTTCCATATACAGGATATAATCCAGGTGAACTTGAATCAGTTGATATTTGTATTCTACCTCCATGATATTTATTTACCATCTTCTGAAAGAAGCTTAACATAAAGAAATCTGATATTTTTGAAATGCCCAATACATGAATGAATTGATTTCTTGCTTTTTCAAATTCTCTATTTTTTATCATTGGAACTAATGCAGACATAAACATAGTTACTCTCTTTTGAGCACCACCAATACACCAACCATTAAATTCAAAATCTTTCATTTTCTGATACCATGCTTCATATTCTTCAACATTATTACCTTGAATAACATTTAAGAACTTACATTTACCAGATTGATTATCTGCAAAATATTTAAAGTTATCATAACTAATATCCATACATTCATAGAACTTTCCATCATATTTTGCTCTAGGTGGAATATCTAAATTAACTCCTAAGTCGCAATTTGCTTCTAACCAATCAAAAATAGTTTTTTTGAATGATGGATCCCATTTGATTGCACCAGTAGCTAACTGGAATCCTCCGGAGTCACCTAATACCAATACATCTTCATCTAAACCATATCTATCTCTTGCGTCCATCCATTTGTAATGATGGCCTGCCGTTATAAGAAAATATGGATGCCTCCATCTTTCAGGAAACTCTTTATCATAAAATCTACATGTAAGGCCTGGCTTAATTTCTTTATTCTTTTTGAAATCTCCTGCACAACCTCCTGCAGATAATGATGGATAATAAATTAAATCTTTCATATTATTCTTCCCATGTTTGAGCGAACATTGCTTCTTTTTTTGCTTCAAACTCTTGTTCTAACAATGCCTCGCATAATTCTTTTTCATGCCAAATACATAATTCATTTTCATAATCATTGGCAATAATATAACCTTCCATTCTTCTTCCTAGATCTGATCTTTCAACTATATGTGAATGTACCTTTGGTGTTTCTAAAGCTTCTTCAATAGTTTCTAAAGCATCCTTAACATCAAATGGCTTAT